TCAAATGCCATAGGTCATCAATTCAGTTCTCGGACAGCCTTGGCTATGTGCCGGCGAAAGACCGCCTTCTTCTCTTTATCAAGGAAATCGCGTGTGCGCCTGAATGAGGCATAACCTCGGAACCGTGTCCCCGCCCTGCCTAATTCCAGCCACGGCCCGTAGACGACGCCACCATCGTCTATGCGGGCTTGTAATCCCTGAAACTTAGCATTGACGTTGCGGCGATAGTTACCGGTGCTGGCTTTGCCTCTTTGGGCCTCGGCAACGCTCAGGAAGACTCCCATTGGCCTTGGGCGTAGCATTTGATCAAGGCGTTGCTCGCCGTTTTCAACCAACTCACGGACACCGCCCTTGATAGCACGGATTGCGGTAGCCCTAGCCCGCCCTGTAAACAGTGGCCCGTGCAACTTCAGTTTGAATTCTATTGCTGGCATCAGACCGCAGCCATTCGCAACCGTTTGTACTGTGCAATGACCGCATCCCGCTCAGTCCCCAGGGATCGGCCTTGGAACTCACGTTGGGCCTCTCCAGCCCCAACCATGCGGCCCCAACCGGCACGTTCCTGCTGATACCTAGCCACGGCCTCGGCGACGCAATAGCTCACCACATCGACGGGTGGTATGTATTTGCTAACGGCTGTCGCATTGGCGTGGGTGGCCGCTGTGGTGCCATTGCCTCCACGTTGCACCGTTAGGGTGCGGTTGATACTCACCGCAGTGTCGTTGTTGTGGGCGGCTAGGGTCGTGCCGTTAAAAGCCCTGAAGACGCTCAGATTGTTTCCCACGACACTGGTGACCAACATCTCCTCGCTATCGACCAAGATGGTTTCCCTGGCACTCACGCCGTGGCTACCATCAACGGCCACCGTTGTCTGGGACTGGGTGGCGGTTAACGCACCGTTGAGGAGGATGCTACCGAGGGCCGCGAAGGCTCTATCGACAACAAACAGCAACTCGGACTCGATAAGGAGACTGTCTCCAACGTCGATCAGGGATGCGTCTGAGCAGACCATAGACGTGGCAGAAGCATCGCTGGACAACCCACTAGCCACCGTACCGGAGGCACGGGTGTCCTCGCTATACCCCCAACGTCCAAGGACGCTGATGGATCTCTGGGGTGTGTCCCCCGCCTGAAACGCAGCGGTACTGGATGAGTCGATCTCGATACGGTCAAACGGCGGGCTATTATTGGGTTCGGTGAAGAAATCAGCCGCGGCGATTGTCGTGGGGCTACTATTCTGAGCCTCGCTCTTCAGGGCGGTCACGGCGAGGAGGTCTTGGTCAAGCCACAGAATCGTGGACGCCCCTGATTGACGTGGTGGCCAGCGGTATAGGCGGGTTTCAGTCTTGGGGAGGAAGAACCGCCGTGTGGCTAGGTCGAAGGCCCTGCTGACGCCCTCGATGATGCGATCGACTACGGGATCGACATCAGTGCCGTGGAAACCAAACGCCCGTTTGACAGCCTCACGGCTGCAGTACCAATTGGCCATTACATCACCCTGCTTTCCAGGTGGTTCCAGGCCCTTTATTTGCGATGGGGAGGGGACGGGAGCAAGTCCGACCCCCCCCCACTAGGAGGAATGAGCCTACCCCGATGGTAGGTAAATTTAGGGCGACATATCCACGCCGCCAATGGGCCACCGATAGTTACCGAGAGGACAGTTCCTCACCCCATCAGATCGGACATCGAGGACTTCCCCGTCTATCGGACAGGCGGCAGGAGGGTCGGTCTGTATCCTTCGTGCCTCATCCCTGTTCTGCCGCATTATGGCCTGATGCTGTTCCCAGGGCATCAAACGCCCTCGGTATAATACACTCTGATCACAATACCCGCACTGTTCACGCTGTTCCCGCTAATGTTGAGGATCAACGTATCAGTGCCGGCGTAGACTGGGTACGCTCCGTTGGAGTTGAGAACAGCCACCTCGGTGTTCGCCGTATCCCGATTTGCACCAAGTCCGAGGAGCATATCCCCACCACCGTTGGTCAGGGTAACATCCCAGTTATCCGTCGGTGCGGTAGCTCCTGGGTCAGTGATGATCTGCAACAACCGCCCTCCGGTTTCATTTCGAGGGATAACGGTTAGGGTAGTTGCTGGATACGACCCGTCAGACGAATCTCCAGTACAGGTCAGGGTTGCCACCTTGATGTGATCGACCTCAGTTGTTGAGGCTTGCGTTACTGTACCTGCCATTACTCACCCCGTGCCGCTTTCTTTTCCGCTTCAGTGGGCCACCGGTCTAAGACGACTTTGTTGGGCCGTGCTGGGTCGACCGTCTTCTGCACCGCATCGATGGGTATCGCTACATCATCCGGTTCGGCGTCTTGAGCATCAGCCTGAGCATCAGCTTGAGCTTCGACCTCCTCGCCACTATCGGATGTCGGTTCCTCCTGAGTTGTTACTTTTTCTTCGTCATCAATCATGTTTTAGCCTTCCATCACCGGTTTTGACATCCTCGCGGATGGTCAGTAGTGCGTCGATGATCCTGTCGAGTTCCTCGGTGCTACGGATGTGGTACGCCGACGCTAGATCCTCGAACAGCAGTACGATGTGCGATTCTCCCCACTCCGACAGGACGCAGACCTTGAAATCGAGTGAGCGGTGCCTGATCCGTTGTCGGATATCAGGAGGCACCTGCCGTTTGATAACCGGCCTCGCAAACCGCACAATGCTCGCCATCCTATGTGCGACCTATTTGGTATGCGCTCCATCGACGGATGTCCAACGTATTGGCCACAGCCTCTCCAGTGAGGAATTCGAGGCTTGGTGTCAGCACCTCATCGTCTGGGATGTTGGCCGTATGGATACTGCTTGCCTGACTTCCATCGAAGAAGAAATAGATCGAGGAGCCGTCAAAGAAGAACTCGGCCATATGCATCGTGGCGTCGGCAATTGTTCCAACGCTATCATTTTGCGTCTCGCTGCTGTCCTTCTCGGTGACCGTTGATACGGTGGCAGCCTCGTCGAGAGACTCAAAATACACGCCGTCGGTCATACCGCCCAGGAGCGCAGTATCAGTGATGCATAACCCACCGAGGATATCGGTCTGGTCTGCATCGTTACTCGCAAATTCAACGCCGAAGTAGATCAAACTCTGGTTACTGGTGAATTCAAAGTTCTCACCGATTGCCTGGAGGCTGATGCCGTCGTTCTCGTTTGCGGCACAGGTCAGACGACCCAGTATCCCAGCCGTGTTTGAGGCCGCAAGCTCGGAGGTGCCTGAGCCAGCCTCGACAACCGTCGCGGTAAACGCATGGCTATCGGTACCAGTCCCGCCCTCTGCCTGGACGCCCATCGTCCAGGGGTTGAACTCGAACTTGATCACGTCTGGGCCAATCGCATCGACCACCCGCATCAGGTGCGCCCCAGCATCAACATAGACCAGGTTCCCACCAAATCTCCGTCCAATTACATTCGCCATAAAGCTCCTTCTTCTGGAGGGGTTTCAATCCCTCGGATTCCGTAAGCTACATAGGGTCAGTAGTACCGTGGCCCTTGGTGCGTAGAGCCGCCCCGCCATTGGTCATGGACGTATGTGCGGGTGGGCCTTCTATGCTTGCCCTGGTCTTGGCACCGATTGCGGCCAATGCAGGGTTCGCCTCTTCCTCGGCACGGGCAGCCATAAACTGCTCCGATGCATCGCCGGCGACCAATGGGCAGCCACACCTCGAACAACTTGCTGGCCTCCCAAGAGGCTGCCCTTTATCATCGTGCGTGAGGTACATCTTCGAACAATGGGGACACATAATACAGAGGTTTATTTCTGGGTTCCCTAAATTGACCTCTTTGGTCTGTAAATCAGCCGGCATAACTCTCCTCCTTTATAACCGTAATGTGATCGCATAGACTGCACCGGTCAGCGTGGGATGAGCCGTCGTAGTTGGCACTCCACCTTGCCCCACAGTACCCGCAGTGGAGTGTCCCATCATCGTCGACGTGGCCTACGGCCCTCCGACTCGTGTGGGGTATGTCACCTCTCCTACGGCCCAACCGCACCTCCCACCAGGTGCAGACATCAGTAGGGTAGGCCCCAGTCTGTTCTCGCCAGACCAGGGCCTTTGCCCTCATCCTGATCAGTTCCGCAGGGGTCAGATATTCCAACACCGGTTCGAACCATGCCAGGGCAGACATTAGCTCAGGGTTGGCGACGTAGGCGTCAACCTGATCAGCCCATAACGTGACGGGCATATCAGCCGGTACCTCACGCTTGTTCCCCACGATAACCCGCTCTGGCACGATGCTCATGGCACCTCTACGGTCTAGGTGTTGGGATCTGCATAGACATTCGATGCGGATGCAGCACCCTGCTGTTCCTTCTTGGGGTAGGCACTGCCGTAGGTGACCATCACGGCCATCACGTCGTCTGTGCCACTGTTCCCGTCCTCACCAACCACCGCCCGCACCGCATCGTCAGAACCCTCGACATCAAGGTCTTCGGCCCTGGCCTCGATAATCAAGAAATCGCCATCAGCGTCGATGGGGCTGTCGGTGTCATAATTCCCGCCACTCGCATCGCTGGTAAGTTCCCCGCTACCAGTGCCACTCGTGTCCTGAGCGGCCTCTATGCGCCCGTGGTCGAGGTCATCAGAGGCATTCCACGTCCCAAGCTCCGCGTACACACAGATTCTTGAGAAGTTTTTCACCGACCGGTAGGCCGTTGCTGCCGTGGTGCCACCAACATCGGTTCCGCTTGGGCTTACGATGTCGAATACCGCGTGTTCCGATAGTCTCTGACTCATCTGTCTGTCTCCTCCCTTTGCTCGCGTCAGTCCAAGCTCATCTTGGCTGCGCCACAGGGTTACCTATGCTCGTGCTGCTAGAGCGACAAACGGGGACAGGGTGTTGCTGCCGTTGCGTGGCGTCAACGCACTGTCAATCCAAGGTCGCCCGTCTACACGCTGGATGATTCGGAAATCCGTCTCGTCTGTGTTAAACCGCACATGGCTACTGCTGGCCATCTCAAGGGTCTGCCTATCCCCGATGAGGTAGTAGCTGAGGTCAGCAAGGTAGATGTCCCCAGCAGTACCGAGGGTTTCGCACTTCTCGCTGAGGATGATAGGCCGGCCAAGTAGCGTGGGTACTGGGCTCCCGCCCAATCCACCGGCGGGGAAGAACATTGGCGCACCGCCCGTCCCAACACTGAGGCTCATCGTGAACAGTTGAGGTTGGACATCGGGGTGCATGATCCAGACCGACCTGGGGATCGAGCGTGGTAGCATCCTGCTGTACATCTTGACGATGTTTTCCACCACGAGGGTGCTGGCCGCTTGTCCAGTTTCCTTGGCCACGCTGACGAGGGCATCTGCGTTGAGGATGCCTAGAGGCTGCCCACCACCGATGCCGGCGATGAACGCATCATCTTCAAAGTAGGCGAGTGCCTCCGAGAACATACCGGTGAGGAGTGGTTCCAACGCAATCACCGAGTCCCGCAGCATCTCGTTGCTCACCCGTGTCCCGCCCATGAGCTTCTTGGCCGTCAGTGCTACCTGGGCGAAT